CTGCGCCGAGTGGAAGGGTCAAGCTGAGCTCCTAGAATCCCAGCAGACGGCCCTGAGTGAGCGTCAGGGGGTTTTAGATGCACAGGGTAACCTACTCACACAGGCCCAGCAAGTGCTCCAGCAATTAGAGGAGACATGGCGCGGCCGTTATGAAGCAGCACTGGCAGCAATTGGTAGCCAAGGGTTGAATGCTGTGTTCATAGAGGATGAGTACGAGTTGCTACTGGAGTCCACAGTACGTCGAGGGGTGTCCAATATGGACATCATCCTTGTTAAGAACGGCCAGCGTGTGCGTATCAAGGGAGGCTCAGGAGGTTCTGTGGTACAGGTACTCTCTTATCTCTTGCGTCACTTGATGACTACCTCCCCCCATCCTGCCCTGCGCCACCTTGAGGTACTAGATGAGCCTTTCAGTATGGTCGCCGCGGAACAACGGCCGGCCCTCTGCTCGATGGTGCAGGATATTACACAACGTCTGGACTTCCAACTTCTGTTTTCATCCCATGAGGAGGAATTGACTGAAGCTGCAGATGTTGTATACCTCGTCCACCCGGGTGGAAGGGTTGAGTGTTTGAAGTCTGGACAGGAGGAGCGAGCATGAAAACTTATGAAGCTGCAGGTCTGTTCATAGTCTTACTCATAGCAGCAATACTACTATTGGTTGTAGGTGGGATTTTCATTGGACTAGACACAGATAAAGATGAAAAAGTGAGCCCTCAACAGGTATGGGAAGACCATATCCGGGCTCTCTCTGACGGGGAGTGGGAACTAGCGCACAGTCTACTCTCGGTGAATTGTCCTTTCACAGTTGCTGATGTTAAGGATACCTGGGAGTCCGAGACCATCGACCCAGCGAGGTGGAAGGTGGACAAGACCTTCATCGGAGAAGATAGCGCGTTGCTTTGGTTCAAACCTTCTGATTCACTACGGCTCATGATCCGAGAAGATGGGGACTGGAAGATTTCTTGTACAGGAGATATACCATGAGAGTGATGGGAATTGACCCAGACACAAAAGCAATTACGAGTGTCATTCTTGATAGTGACCCAACAAGAGCTCCTATTGTTACCCGATTGGAAGCTAAGGGGCGCCGGGCAGAAGATCGAATTGAAGGTTTGTATAAAGAACTATTCATGTCTCCACCCCAGACCAAGATTGATTGGGTGTACATTGAATCTCCTGTAATGGGAGTGAATGCCAAGGCTCTCAGCTATCAAGCTCAGGTCATTGGGATGATTCGGTACTGGCTCTGGTATCATGACCTGCCACACTCACTTGTGAACAATGGTACGTGGAAGAAAAATGTTTTAGGGAATGGTCACGCCTCCAAAGAGGAGATCGCTGCTTATGCCCAACAGATGTTGGAATTTGGGTCAGGTGAGCTTCAAGATATATATGATGCTGCTCTAATTGCAGAGTTTGGGCTTACCCGAGAACGAGAGTAGGAACCTCCTAATATGCTGTCTAACCAGGATTGTACCCGCTGTCCAGTGCTGACGAAAGAGAGAAGCTGTATCGTCAACGGCGCCGGCATTAACGATGCGAAGATCGCCTTCGTCGGAGAGGGGCCAGGCCAGTGGGAGGACAAAAAGCGGCGCCCGTTTATCGGTAAGGCCGGCCGGGTACTGAAGGTGATCGAATGGTTAGCAGGGATTGACCAGTACAAAGTCTTTCATACTAATGCCACCCGTTGTTTTGGGGGACGTAACCCTACCGGGGCTGAGGTAGACAATTGTCATGACTACCTCATCGAAGAGTTGAAGGAGCTGAATCCGACCGTCATTGTCGCTTTGGGAGGAGCCGCGCTACGCTCTCTCTATCGTCGCGGGGTGACAGTAGGCTCTGTCATGGGGTTCACCTTATACAACGAGGAGCTCCCGGGCATTCCTATCATTCCTACATACCACCCTTCCTACATCATGCGTAAGCACTGGGATGAAATGGCCCTCGTTCTGGCCCACTTCCGTAAGGCCAAACGCATCGCTGACGCCGGCGGTATTGTCGAGAAGATGGGTTCCTACATGGGTATCACTACTCTTGAAGACCTACGCTCACTTAGAGATTACCTGTTGGGCCCAACCGTCGAGAGTATCTCAGTCGACACAGAGACGACTGGGTTGAGCTGGCTGGACGACGAGCTGCTCTGTGTCAGTCTATCTGGGGAGGTCGGGACTGGCTTCAGTGTACCTATTCTCCACCGCGGTGAGCGTACTGTTATAAAGATGAAGGGACGGGGGAAGACCCGTAAGGAAGTCCCTGAGCAGGAGTGGTATCCAGTCCCCTACTGGGACTTGGACACAGAAATGCCTGAAGCTATAGCCATCCTCGATGAGATTCTTCGTTCGGACAAACCGAAGGAGGGCCAGAATATCAGTTTCGACTTGAGGATGCTTGAGCGGAGTCCAGATGAGGTGGCAGTGACAGCGCAGACCGCCTTTGGTTTCTATGTTAACAACGTGCGTGATGACTCCCGCCTACTCTCCTCCCTATTGTCTGAGGTTAGCCCAGCCAACCTAACAGTGCTTGCAGCCTATTGGACGGACATCCCCTACTATGAACAGGAGATTTCCCAGTTCAAGTCCAAAATGTGGCACCTGCCCGATGAAAAGCTATGGGTGTACGGTGGCGCCGATGTGGATGTGGTAAAGACAGTTGTGCCTATACTCCTCCCGAAGGTACGGGATGAGGGGGCTGAGTGGGTCTATCGTAATATTAGTATCCCTCTAATCCGCTGCGCCACGAAACTAGAAGAGCGGGGGGTCTATATTGACCGGGAATACTTCGACAATCTCTGTCGCTATTATAAAGACCGTCTCCAATCTTCCCAGGATACCTTAGATGCAGAAATGGGGCGCCATATTGAGAGTCCCACTTACTACCAAACCGTGCAGAACCTGGTCTTTAAAGAACTTGATTTACCCCTGACTAACTGGGTTACAAAAGGGGCCTTGAAAGAATGTAAGCAATGTAAGAGAGATGCACCCTGTTCTCCAGGTCATGCATCGACATCTGCCGACGCGCTGAGTGAATTGAATGAGCGAGTAGACCATCCTGTTCTCCCTCTTCTCATTGATATCAGACACATTGAGAAGTTTTATGGTACCTACTTAGAAGGGGGGGCCGGCGGGGGATTCCGTTCCCATATCCGTACCGATGGACGTATCCATGCCCGATGGAATGCAGCCCGGGCCGCAACCGGCCGGTTCTCCTGTGAGAATCCCAACCTGATGAACCCACCAAAGGAAGTAAAGATTGACTCAGATGAGTACAATATTCATTCAGAAGATGCGATCCGTTCGATGTTCATTGCCCCTCTAGGCTATGGGGTACTCAACGCTGACTGGAGCCAGGCTGAAGTCTGGGTCATGGCTTATGAAACAGGTGACGAACGCCTTCTTGGGCTGTTGCGTTCAGGACAGGATATTCATGCCTATGTCGCGCGTGAGCTCTGTAAGTTGGGTATCTCCTCTCGATTCCCAAAGGAATGTGTAGATGAAACCCTCTCCCTAGAAGATTGGAAGGTGAAGTACAAGCCTATTCGTGACCGAGGTAAAGTATTTGTCTTCGGGATGAACTATGGTCTAACAGAAGAGGGTGCGGGACAACGCCTTGGCTGTAGTAAGGAAGAAGCATCTCCCCTACTAGGACACTACACAACACATATCTTCCCTACGATGGGTGCCTACTTCATTCGTATCCGAGAAGAGATGTTTAAGTATGGTGTGTCCCGGGATATTTTCGGCCGCGGTCGACACTTCGTAGAGGTTCCAGCCCTAGCTGCCCTCAGGTATAAGGGTGATTTGGAAGGAGCTATTCGTCAAGGGTATAATATGCCTGTCCAGGGGGGCGCCCACGACCTCCACTCTCTAGCGCATATCGCAACAGAGAAGGAACTATCCTCCTTCGTCGCCCCCATCCTTGAGATGCACGACTCCCTCCTGATGGAAGCCCCACTCGACCGGCTGGAAGAGGCCGGCGCCGCAGTTAAGGAGCTCTGGGTGCGGGTGGCACACGATACCATTCTTCCCTCAGGCAAGCGGCTTGATTGGGACATACCGGTTGATGTTCAATGGGGACACTCTTTTGGAGACTTGACTCTGCAAGAGAGTAAGGAGTAGAATGGAGATAGTCCTATGACCAAACAAGAAGAGACTCGTCGGGACATCCTTTCCCATGAGGAGGAATTGTCTGAGGTCTATCGCTCCATTCGAAAGTGGTCACGTAGTGGACGATTACCTAAATCATGGGAGTGGGTGGACTCACCTCCTTACCCACAGCGTCCTAATATAGGGGAGAGGATTTGGAGTAAGCTCTCTACTCTTGCCGGCTGGATTACACCTCAAAGGAATGGTTATGGCAAAGGGTAACGAACTTGTTAGTCGGGGCCCCGATGGTTTAATGCCTGTTCAACGTGAATATCTTCAGAAATACGCCGAGCTGGGTTCAGAGAAGACAGCCCGGGAAGAACTAAATCTTCAGAACCGGAGGGTCACTCGCTGGCTTCGAGAAGATGAAGCCTTTCAAGTAGCCTATGAGGAAGTTGTTGCTGGTACCCACGAACTTGTCCGTCTTCGTCTTAAGGCTATTGAAGAGGAGGTACCAGAGGCTATCCAGGCCCTCATGGCTGCTACGAAGCCTATGAAGATTACCTGTCCTTTTGATAAGGAACATACCTTCACCATCACGGTTGATCACCCCGGGGTGCGGGCTAAGATGGTGGAGATGTTGATGAAGTCTCAGGGGCATCTTAAAGATGTGCGGCGTATTGAGGGGGAGGTGAACTTGACTACCCTAACCATGGGGCAACGAATTGCTCTCGCCCTCTGGAAAGATGGTAAAGATATTTCGGCACAGTCCCGATTAGAACTCATTGCTTTAGGTCTCATTGATGAGACAGCTTAATAAAGGGTGTAACACCCTAGTTTTTCCCGCGTTGTAGTTACAGGAGGTGTAAAATGGCTAAAATGGTACCGGTAGTTTCTAGTATGGTGGTGGCTATTGGGTGGAATCCCGAGACGTTGAAATTGACTGCACAATTTGGCGATCAATTTTATGAGTACGATAATGTACCGGCCGATGTTGCGGCCACAGTAATCTTCTCAGAGTCAATTGGTTCTACCTTCAACACTCTGATAAAGAAGGGGGGATTTAACTACCGGAAGATTACATCCGATCAGGCATCCGCCTAATAGGGGGAGATATGGAATCATGGGAAAACGACGAAAACGACAGCCCTCCAAGAAAGTGGCCCACCGCAAGCACCCGCCTAAACTGGGCTCGAAACAACTATCAGAATCACAGCCTCCAGTGGAAACTGCAGCGGTTCCTGATCCTGCTAATGAACATGATAGCTCTGAACGACCAACTGGAGGAGGAGGGCGGGGAGGCTCTAGTGTCCCCCAAACAGAGGAAGCAGTGGATAGAAATGTACGAGACGTTCCGCCCCACACAGTTGGTGGGCCGGCCGAAGAACGGCTCGGAGACTGGCCCTACCGACTAGTCCAGACTCCAGACGATCTCATTGCGCTGGCTGAATGGCTTCAAAAGCTAGGCGCCGAGGAAGAGAAGACTCCTGTTGGGATAGCTGCGACTAAGGAGGAGCTGGCTTTTGCAACAAATTCTCAGGGGTGGTTACTCCCGAGCAATCACCGTGGAATCAATAAGCAGTTAGGCTATGCCAGAGAGATATTGAGTAAGTTACTCACGACCGAGCGCACGGCGCCGGCCTTAGTCACCCGGGATACAGGAGCTTTGGTGACGGCCCTGCAACCATGGCTAGGCACCTATGACAGAGATGCCCTACTCTCCAGCATCAAACATGATATGGTAGCTTTAGAGTATACAACAGGGCGTCCCATTGCCCGGGATATAACACTTCTCAAGGATGCTCTCGACTGTGCCGTTGTCGGGCCGGCGATGGCTCTTGAAGCGCCTCGTTTTTATCAACAGGTGGGTCTGCCTTTAATAAAACACAATGCCAAGCTATTTGACCTAGGAGAGGGGCCTCCCTCAGAGGGCCTGTCTCGCTGGACATTGACCTATGACTGGCTCCTATTCCGGGTACTTGCTTACTACACGCACGATCCTACCTTCAAGCGATGGTTCCAGGATGGACAAAATCCGTTAGAGATGTTCGGTCAGGCGGTCGAGTTGGACTCTAAGGAAGCAGTGGCCTTCCTACTATGGATGATCTGTGGCGAGGAGGAAGAGCTAGTCAGTCGGTACTACCCGGATTGGGCTGCTAACATGCCTGAAACTCCGCAGTTAATAAAAGCCTCCAGGGTGGATAAGACTCTTCCCAACTTCCGCCTCGGTCTTCTCCGTTTGACTGATCAGTTTGTCTCGGTACGAAAGACGACAACATTGTACGGGCGCCAGTCCCCTTGGGGCTTGCGACCCGCGGAGCTCCTCCACTCCTCGATTATGGGTTCGGTCAATGACCTATTAGATGTAGCTGTGGCCTCAATTATCAACATGGGTTCTGAACAACACTGGTTAGTACCAGAGAAGAACACACGTTATAACCACTGGCTACGTGCTACTGTAACCGGCTATAATAAAGAGGAGCCTATGGAATGGCAACGACAGTTGGAACAAGTAGGCGGGTTAAACAATCCCTTAGGAGATATTTCACTGGAACCGAAAGTAGCTGTCGAATGAGTACTAGAGAGCAGTTTTGTCGTATCACACATGCTGGGCCCAATAAACCTTTCCACTCGGTAACTCTAACACCTGAGAACTGGATGTGTGACTGTGGTCATGTGTGGGTTCTATTTGATCTCGAAGCTAATCAGGTGACCCTACGGGGGGATCAAGCCTACTTTCCGGTTACTTTTCAGGATTATAACCTTGGTTTATTCCTATCCATACCTATAGTCTACATGGAAATCGACAATGAAGAAGCAAGCGATAAAGAAGTTAGTAAGACAATGAAAATAGCTCCTACTACCTATCCTCCAGTTCCGCATTGTGATGATTTGGTGCTCCATAGTCCTGGACAATGTACATATTGTGATGAGTACCCCGATGCACAGAACCAACGTCTTCTCCTTAATATTCCTTTCTCAGGAGAGGGTGGTTCTCCCGATGAAGAGCGCCGGCCACGAGAAGCTATTGATAGCTGGCCTGGCAATAGAGCCGAGGCGCCTAATTGAGCTGCCACCCTGCCCACGTTACAGGCCCCCCGGATCGTGTTCATAATACCGAAGAGGAGATTGAGAAGAACTGGGCCGAGTTTAGAAAAGCAGATGAGGTTGATTCTCGTGCTATCCGGCGCCAGCACAAGTTTAAGCCAGGGCATGGCCCTCACGATGACAATCCTCATGACCCCTGGACTACTTTAAACATCAAGTTCGAAGGTGAACATGCAGACCCTGACCAGCGTGACCAGCTATCTGGAGGCCCCCCTTCTGGCCTACCTTGCGAACAGTGTGGGACGATGACTACTGTTTGTGGAGAGAAAACCATGTGGGAAGTATACTCCCAACCCGGAGTAGAAGTGGTTAATCTAGAAAGCATGACCGCAGCTCGGAAGAAGGAGCTGCAGGAGATGAAGGTGGTTATTCTGTGTTGCCCTCAGTGCAAAGCGAAATCACAGTGGTTGGAAGAATTCCTTCCTAAGGGGTTAGGTCATGGCGGGTGACCTAAAATCTTGGTACCGGGAGCAATATAGGCATCCCTGCCCCAAATGCTTATTGGAACATATTTATATTCCTACCATACGGAAAACCTATGAAGGAGCTGAAGGGCCCGTCGAATTGACCTTCCTACCTTGTGAATTACGCGGCGTTGCCGAAGGTACAATTCACCCTGGTCGTGAAGAGGGTCAAGACGACACACCCGCGTATATCTATGGGCTTCTATGGGGAATACCTGGAACGG